GTCAGGATGCGCGTGGCCGGTTGCACGAGAAAGTCGAGTGTCGGGCTGGTGTCGCCTTCACCGATGTGGAAAACGATGCTCATGCCGCCTCAGTGGAACAGATTGCAGGCGGATTGCCCGACAAGGCGCACCCTACACCTCTAGCCCCTTTCGGGCAACATCGAGACGCGGGATGATCCCCGAGGCGGCAGTACGGATCGTGACACGAAACCTCAGCCTGCTGCTCGTGCACGCCGGTTTTCCCTGATCGCCTCACGCTGCGCTGCGCGGCTGACGCGGTAGGGAGCGCCTTCGGCATCAGCAATCTCCCGCAGTCGCACCATGTCGAGGTCGTCCAGACCATCGTCCTGCGGGAGCGCAGAGGCGGCATCCGCAGGAACAGCGGTGCCCTCCGCTTCCGGCTCGGGCTCAGGCTCGGGCGTGTCAGCGGCAACGGCGGCGGAAACGGTCTCTGACGGATGGTCCAAATAGCCTGCGTCGAAGAGTTGCCGAACACGACGCGGAGTCACGAAATGTCGCCGCCAGTCGAAGTCATCGCCGGGCATGAGTTGCCGCCCAGCCGAAGTGAACGTCTTGCGGACGACAAGGGGAAGGGCAATGTTGAACGCACGCTCGGGAAGCAGCATCCTGATTTCTCCATGCAAGGTGCCTGCCGCATGTTACTTTGCAGCAGACAATACGTCAACGAAACCGCACAAAACAGAACCCCCGGTGAAAAACCGGGGGTTCCATCACGGGCTCACAGGCCGTATCAGGCGACGATGGAGTTGAACATGACCCCGAGGTCGCTTGCGACCATCTTGTGAACGTAGGCCATCTCGCACTCAATCTCGGTCGCCTTGATGATGTCGCGCTCGCGCCGTTCGACGGACACGCCGAACTCATTGGTGACACCCTGATAGCCGGACCAGGTGAAGGTGTAGCCCGCGCTCGGAGTCATGAGACCAGGTGTCTGCGGGACGTAGGCGAGCAGCGCATTGTTGCCGCCGATGAAGGAATGCGCATTCGGTTGGCCTTCTGCCGCCGTGTTCTGGATACCGCGCATCACGAGGATGCGGTCGATGTCGAACAATTGCGACAGCGCCTGCACCGTCGTTCTGGCCGGGTTCTGATTGCCGACGCTGCCGGAATACTTGATGCGGTCCACGATGTCCGGGTGATCGACGAGCGCGTTCATCACGCGCTGCCCGACGACCATCGTGTTCGGCTCGAAGCCGGTCGATTCCAGCATGTCGGTCTTGGCCGTGCGGATGTCCTTGATGGGGTCGCCCGCAGTCTGATCCGACCAGTGAATGACCTGATTGACGCCCGGGTTCGACGGAACGCCCGTGTAGTTCTTGCCCCAGATGCCGGGACCGAAATACTTGGTCGCCCAGTCCACCTCCTTCTGGATCAGCATCTTGAGCAGAAGGTTCTCGGTGTTGGCGCGTTCCAGTTGCACCGGCGTGTCGGCGTTGGCCATCGTCTGCCACGACACCTGCGCCTTGAGCGCCACGACGGATGCCATGTAGCTCTCGGTCGTCAGGCCGAACCCGGCGATGGCGGCCTCCGTGGAAGGCGCGCGGATCTTCGCCTCGTTACGGTTGAAGAAGCCCCGGTCGTAGACGAAGTACACGTCCGACTGCTTCTGCACGCGGATGTTGGGGAACACCCGCGAAGCCACGAAGTTGGAGGCGCTCTGAAGATACGCGACGGAGATGTTCGTGAGGGGCTGGTCGATGTGAACAGCGCGCGAGGTGGGTTGCGTCATTTGCTGTTTCTCCTATCAGCCGCGCGGATGGAAGATGATCGAGATGACGCGCCCGTTCGCGCCTGTCTCCAATGCCGTGCCATTGACGGCCGCGCCGGGGTCCACGTTCTTGGCCGCGCCGTTCGGCCCCGAAGACACGTCCCCGCCGCACGTCACGGCTGCACCGCACTTGACCTTCAACCGGCCCGCGATGCCCACGATTGCGGCTTCGCCCGTGTTGGGATCGTTGAGCAGAACGCCATCTGCGTGCGCATCGTCGGCGCAGAGATCCACGGCACCCGCCGCGTTGACCTGCACGAACTTGTATTGATGGGTGCGCAGATCTGTGGCTGCCGGGAGCGTGATGCTGATGTAAGCCTCAGTGACCGCCATGTGCGTTCCTCCTCAGTTGGCCTGATTGCGCTGGGCGGCCAGCAGCGCCGCGCCCTCGCCGCTCTTCGTGATTTCAGCGTAGGCAACCTCGAAGGTCACGCCCGTCGCGGCGGCGCGCTCTCTCGCCATCTTGTCCAGCTTGTAGCCCGGCGAGGTCATGTCCTCGTGGCTGGAATGGCCGATTTCCTGCGCGTTCTTCGCCATCGCGGCATCGGCGGCCTTGAGCGCCTTCAGGAGTTCGGCGTCCTCGGAAACGAGGGCCAGCAGACGGCCCTTGGCGAGCGGCGTCCCGGCGAGGTTCGGCAGTTCTTCGGCGCCGCGCTTGGCGAGAGCAGCTTCCTCAGCGGCCTTCTTCATCTCGGCCAGTTGCGCGGCCTGCTTCTCGATGGCGCGCAGGATCGGAGCGGGAACGAGCGCCTTTTCGACCTTCTCGCCGTCGATTTCGACGTATTCCGGCTCCGCGCGCTTGACGATCCGGTCGCCTTCGACAGTCAGCCCGGCATCAATGGCCGACTTCACCAGCGCGGCGCGCGCGGTTTCGGCGGCTTCCAGCCTCTTGGTCAGATCGGCGACCTGCGCCTCCAGGTCCGCCATCTTCCGTGTCGTGTCCTCGCCAGCCACGGGCACATCTCCTCTGTGAGTTTCGCCCTCGTTTTCGGGCTTGACATCGGCTGTATACCCCGAACTCTTTGCCAGCACAACACTCGCGTATTGATTCGCCGGAGAATCGACAATCGAGATTTCCATCACCTCGATGTCCTCCAGATCGTACACGTCACTCATGCCGGTTTCCTCCGTGCGCGCGCGCCGATGCTCAGACCGCGATAGGTTCCCTTGAGAACCTTTTCCCACTCGGCATCGTCCTTGATGTAGGTGCCGGTGATCCAGCCTTCACGATCTGTCCTGATGCCGAAGGCTTCGGCCAGTTCATTGGTGAGCGGGAAGGAATGGATCACCTCGCCCACGGTTTCGCCCTCGTGCATCGCTTTCGCGGCCCGCGCGCTGCGCATGAAGCGATCAGCCATCTTGGCCATTTCCGACGGCGAGATGCGGTCGTTCTGCAAGTCGGTCACCATCTCGCCATTGATCGTGGACACGGATGCCCAGCCCCAGACGATGCGACGGGCGCTATCGACCTTCAAAACGTCGGTCGTGCGGGTGATGTGAATGCTGTCGTCGTCAGTCTTTGACATCTTCGGTGTCCTCGTCGTCTGCCGGAGCAGGAACAGTGGCAGAGGCAGGAAAGGCAGTCGGCCTCTGTTCGGGCGATGCGGCAGGCAGGCCAGCAACCTCGCGCAGGTAGTTCTGCGAATCCTCGTCGGTCAGATTCAGGCCGACTCCGCTCGCGTTGCGGATGAACGCACCAAGCTCGTCCAGATTGACCGGCGCAACGCGGCCGAAGACGATTTTCGGGGCGTCGGTCAGCGGAATCCCGTTCCACATGAGCAGTTTCGGCACCAGCTTGCGGTTGAGGACGCTCGCGACGGCCGAAATGTAGCCGGACAGGGCTTGCAGGAACAGGTCAGCCTTCGACTTGGACAGGGCAAACGACCCACGATCATTCACCCCCAGCATCACGAAGTCGGCCAGCGCGGACCGGGCCATGTCCTGCTGATACCGCACGATGACCTGATTGGTGTCGATGTCCCGGCTGCCCTGACTGGCGATCAACTCGAAATCCACCAGACGGATGTCGGTCATCCTGCCGTCCGCGTCCTCGTAAACGTCCGACGGGATGATGATGAACCCCATCTCGTTGCGCTTCACGTCGCGCGCGATGTCGCTGATCTTCGACAGGAACGCCTTCTGTTCGGGGGTAGCATCCGGGGTCATGTATTCCGAAGGAATGCGGACCAGAGGCAGGCCGTTCAATTCCCGCTCGATGGCGACGGCCTCGATTTCCTGAATCCGCCGTGCGAAATACCACGGCTGGTAGGCGCTGCGCAGCACACTGACACCCGCCGGGTCGTTCTGACGGCTCGCGGTGCGGAAGTGCAGCAGCTTGGAGTAGGGAATGAATACGGAACGAGTGGTCGTCGATTGCTCGACTCCGAGCATGTCGCCGTTGTCGGCCGTGACGAACCGCTCGATGGTCCATTGCGCGCGGGGCGCGAGCTTCTTCAGCGTGACACGGTATCCCGTTTTCGCAGAGGGCGGGCGCGCGACAATCTCGAACACGGAAAAGCCGTAAGGCAGGAAACTCAGTACATCCGAGATGAACATCTCGAATGTCTGGTCTTCCATGTTGTTCAGAGAGTAGTCGATCAGATCGCGCGCCTCTTCGGTTCCGCCTTCCAGCCGCACCGGCGTGGAGCGGATCATCAGATCCATGGCGGACAGGATGGACCCGATGATCGGATCGTTCGACGACATCTCGCGC